TTCAGCACCACCGACTCACCGGCCTTGTCGACCTTCTTGGACTCGCCCGAGCGCTTGAGCGCCGCACCGCTGTTGTCGACCGCGAGCGCCATGTGGTGCACCACCCGGAACATCTCGTCGCGCAGGTCGCGAGTCGACTCAATGGCGTGCGTGAATGGCCCGACGTCGGGGCCGATGACCTCGATCCTATCGTCCTGCGCCCCGCGCCACGCCCGCCCCGGGCCGATGGTCTGGCTGGTCGCGCGGTTCACGTCCTCCGTCCTTGGGTCGCCCGCCTTCGGCGGCGTGAGGAAGAACGCCAGGAACTGAAAGAGCCCCTTGTACTCGCCCCATGCCAGCGCGTTTCGCTTGTTGAAGTGCTCGGTGGCGATCGACTCCAACTTGCCCATCGCATGCAGGCCCTCGGGGAGCTCGAGACGCACAAGCGGCACCTTGCCAAAGCTCAGCGCGCCTCGCTCCACCTCGAGCCCCTCGACCTCGGCCAGCGGCTTCTTGTCGTCCGGCTTCCTGTCGCGGTGGTACTGAAACTTCCAGCGCGTCCATCCCTGGGGGGTGTAGAGCGTGTGCTCCTCGCGGACCATGACCCCCGGGTCGTCGAACGTCAGCGGCGTGGCGTCGATCGACGTGAGCTTGGCCCACTCCAACTCGCCCTTCGCATCCACCTTCCAGTTCGTGACCACCTCGGGCGGCACCGCGCACGCGTACACGCGCCGCTGGCCGCTGGCCTCTTCGTCGGCGAGCGACAGCGGCACCTCCGCCGCCGCCGGCGGTAGTTCTACCAAGGTCCACGACCGGCGGCAGATCAGCGCCGTGCGCACCTGCTCGTTGAGCAGACGACGGAGCTCGACCTCTTCGGCGCCGGGCTCGGCCACATTGGCGATGAAGGCGTCGTAGAATGCATCTGGCTTGCCGCCTTCCCTCGGGTCGAGCTTCAACTGCTCGCCGAATAGCGCCGCGATGATGAAGTCGATGACCTGGCCGGGGTAGGCAATGTAGAACGCGCGGCGGCAGCGTTCCTGGTAGACGATGGCCGTTTCCGCATTGTGCGGCGGGAACAGCATGTCCATGACGGCCTTGTCCTTGAGGAGCTTCCTGCCGCCGGCGTACAGCGCCCGGCAGCGACGCCACTCGTCGGCGTCGTACTCGGCGTGCTTGGCGTGGAGTTGACCATAGGTGAGTGGCACGAGAGCGACGATGCGTCGCGACCCTGCCGCTACGAGGGGAGAGTGAGGACGCTACCGTCGGGCAGGTGCACGAGGACGCGGCAGCCGGGCGCGAGATGCAGGCGCACCGTACCTGGCTCGACGTACTTCAGCCGTGCCATCTGACGAGCGGCCACGATCTCGTCCATCATCTTCTCGTGCTCCGCAGACAAGGCCCATTCCGCCGGATCAACGCCCGCGGCTCGCATTTCGGCTGCGGGGCTGGTGGCCTGGCCGGGATCATCGATGAGCACGGTACTCGTCGGCTCTGGCGCTTCCCCGACGCCGCCGTCCACGCGGCCGCGCACGGCTGCGCGCGGGGGCGCCATGCGTAGGGCCTCGCCCAGTGCCATGCTGAAACGGTCGGGGTCGTCCCCGAACTCGACCGCGAACGTCACCGACCCGGGGTGCTCAAGCGCGCGAGCCATGGCCTCGTGGGCCTCCATGTCCTTCTCGGCGTCCTTCGCCTGGCGCGCCTTGAGCTTGTCGACGACTTCCTTGGGTGCCTTGGTCTTGGCCATGGCGGCATCCTGGCCCGCGACCCTGCCGTGAACGGCGCTCGCCACCTCCAGGGGCGGCGCGGTGTCGACGAGAGTGGCATTCTGGTTGGGGTCGGCACCGAGCGCGAGCGACGGTGATCCGATGGCGAAGAGCACGAGCAGACAGAGGGTCGCGGTGATGAATTTCATGATGGCGAGCGTGCGCCGGGACCCTGCCGCGACTACGTGTGGCGCACCGCCATCTCGCACCGCACGAGCCACCTGCGGATGCAGCGCGGCATGTCGCAGCCATCGCCGTGCTCGCACACTTGGCGAATCGGACCGCGCGCCGCCACGTTCACCGCGTCCGCGCATGCCTGGCACATCGAGACGTGCCGGGAAGCATCGCGGCTCCCATGGCAGATCCGGCACCTCGGACGTAACCGCGTGTCCACGGGTCCATCGCAGGGCAGCCATCCGCACGCGCGGGCGTACTCGAGCGCGGCTTCGGCGCAAGCTTCGCGCTGCCCGATGGTGTAGGAACGACTCCCCACGATGATGCCGTCCGCTACGCACGACAGCAATTTGTCGATCGCGTCGTTTGGCCCGCTCATCCGACCACCGCCACCACGTCGTCGGTGTCCACCATCTGGTACTTCTGCCCGCCGTACTCGAAGCTGTGGCCGGAGTAGGCCCCTGCCAACACGACGTCGCCAGGCCTGCACCCGATGGGCTCGCGGGTCACCCCGTCCTTGAGCAGCTTGCCCGGGCCCACGGCGATAACGCGCGCACGCAGGGGCGCGGCGTCCCGGTCCCGGTTCTCGGGCAGGTGGATGAGCCCGCCCGAGCTCTTGGTCTCCTCGATGCGCTGGATGATGATGCGGTTCGACAGGGGGCGGATCTTCACGGCGGCGCTGGTGAGCTCAAGCCGTTTGTCGAGCTCGGCGTTGAACGCTCCGACCAAGCGAGTTGACGCACCGCGGGACTCGGAATGACTCATGGCCGCACCGCGATGAGCGCCCGCACTGCGGCGTCCTTCGCCTCGAGCAGCTTGCGCAGCGCCACCGTGCGCTCCGGGTTGCGCGGCAGGTTCATGACGACCTGCTCGGCGAGCTCGGCGAACGGCCTCGACACCGCGGCGAGCAGCGGCGGTAGGTGGCCGTGCGCGAAGAACTGCATGATGTGCTCGGGCTGCGCCTCTGCTGCCTTCGCCAGCATCTTCAGCGCTTCGATGGCCTCGGGCGGCGTGGTCTCTTTGTTCATGGGCTGTGCCTCCGTCGGGCATCCTGCATCGCGACCCTGCCATCACCACGCCGACTCGACCACTTGTCCCTCGTACGGCGGTGCCTCGCGGTAAAGTTGGTTCCAGGCATGGGCCGTTACGTCCACTTGATCATCATTCGTGTCGCCCAGGCCGGTGAAGCTGCGCATCTCGGCGAGGTAGGGACGGATCCACGGCGCTTCGGCGCGGGGCACCAGCACGCGGTCGTCCGCCCACGCCGCCGCGCACGGCTGCGCGCGCGTGACCTTGTCACCGAGCGGCGTGATCTCGAAGATGTCGACGCCCGGGTGCAGCGTCCGCATCATGTCCGGCACGGCCTTGAAGCCGCCCACGCCCTCGAAGCCGATGGGGTAGCCCCAGTGCTTCTGCAGCCGCACGAGCTCGGCCATGACTTGCGTCATCGGCGCCTGCATGCGCACGATCTCGAGCACGTACATACGGCAGTTCACGCCCACACCGACAGCCGAGAAGACGCCGATCGCGGTGTAGTCGCTGGACGTCTTCGCGGTCGCCGCCGGGTCGCAGATGATGACTCCGCGCGCGCCGCTCACCTCGGGCAGGTCGTAGAGCGCCGGGTGCCGGCCGAAGAGGTGCGTGCCGTGCGGCCGCGGGCGCTGCTGGTAGAGCGACCACCAGTTGTACGCGCCGCCAGTCTTGCGGATGATGCGCAGCCGCTCGACCGGGAAGCGCTCAGGCCAGAGCGCCAGGCCGTCCGTCTCGTCGTCCTCGGCGGGCTCGCCGGTCCGCGGGTCGCGGATGGCGGGCATCTCGATGACCTTCCACTTCTCGCCCAGCTCGCCGGCCAGGATGCGCCCGGCAAGGTCCTCCTCGTGCCAGCGCGTCTGGATGACGATGACGCTCGCGGTGTCCTCGAGGCGGTTGTAGAGCGTGCCCTGGAACTGCTTCCACACCCGGTCGCGGAAGACCGGCGACTCGGCCTCCAAGCGGTCCTTGTGCGGGTCGTCGATGACCAGCCAGCCCTTGATGCCCTTGCCGGTGATGCCGCCGTCGATGCCCACGGCGCGCAGGCCGCCGCCGTAGCGCGTGCGCCAGAGGTCGACGGCCTTCGTGTCCTGGGCCAGTTGGATGCCCGCGTCTCGCGCCACCTGGCGCATCCAACGCGATTGATCCTCAGCCTGCCCCGCGCCGTACGCCACGTAGGCGTTCAGCAGCGCGGGGTTGCGCTGGATACTCCAGACCAGCCCGCGCATGACCGTGACCGACTTGGCGTGCCGCGGCGGCATGAAGACGAGCAAACGCGACGGCTCGTGCAGGGCGCGCTCGAGCTCGGGGATGAGCTCGGCGCTGATGTGCTCCGGCGGCGGCTCGTGCGGCGCCACGCGGGCGATGAAGTCGGTGAGCGACTCCCCGCCGTACTCGGCCTCGGCCAGGGCGAGGAGCTCGAGCTCCTCAGCCTCCGTCAGACCGCGCACTGGCCTTGGCCATGAGCTCGGCCAGGCGCGCGCGGCGCTGCGCCGGCGTGAGCGTCGCGACGTCGATCGTGCCCGAGTGCTGCACCAGCTCCGGCGCGTAGACCGCGTCGATCTTGTTGAGCATGTCGATCGCGCCGCGTGCGGCCGCGTAGGCGCCCGGCACCTCCGCCCTGTCGCCCATTGCCGACCGGTACAGCATGAGCACCCGCTCACGCGCCTGGGCGCGCAGCTCGGGCGTCGCGGTCGGCGCGCGCTCCTTCCAGAGCGCCTCGATGCGCGAGATGTAGTTCTGGACCTGGCGCGGCGTCACGCCCCAGCCCTCAGGCTGCGGCGCCGAGAACGTCTCGATGATCCAGCCGCGCGACCGGCCCGCGAGTAGCGACTCCTCGACCATCGCGAGCCGCACCGCGCTCATGGACTCGCGCTCGGCGTTGCCCTGTCCCTTTGGCCGTCCCTTCCCAGCCATTTGAGAACTCCTACGAATTCTCGGTAGTTACGGGGGCCATCGCCGCGAGCAGCCGCCCCGCCGCCTCAGCCGCCTGCAGCGCCGTCCCGGTGACCGCCGACACCGCGCCCATCCGGTCCAGGTGCCGCGAGCTCTCGCGGGCCAGCTCGAGCCCGAGCCCGGCGGCGACGTCGGCCGTGCAGATCATGGCGAAGCGGACGCGCTCAAGCGCGCCACGGATCGCCTCGTCGCGCTGCGCGCGCTTCTCTTCGGGTGTGGGGGGTTCGGGGACGGGCTCGAATTCGGCCATCGGACTGTGCCTCCGATGCCGAGCGTGCGCCGGGACCCTGCCGCTACGGGGCGCTCTGGAGATTCGGGGGCGTCTCTACCTCCGGCTCGTAGTCCTCACCGCAAAGGCACATGTGCGGGCCATCGTGCCCGCGTTCGCGCCGACAGTCCTCGCCGCACCCGTACTCGTCCTGCTCCGTGGACACGCCGCACTCGCGATCCGGATGCGCTGGCTTGATGTCCTCGTTCATGCCTGCCCTCTCGCTCCGCCGAACCCATGGTACACGCCCGGGTCCTCGAAGAGGACCTCGGGGCCGCGCTTCAGCGCGATCGGCTCCATGCCCATCTCCGGCTCGCCGAACCACGGCGCGTCGCCGAGCGGGTCATCCACCCGCACGCACCACTGGCTGCATCGCCCACAGTAGCGGGCGCGCACGGCCCTCGAGCTCGTCGACTTGTGGCCGCAGCTCGGGCAGCGCCACTCGCGCGGGGCGGCGCTCATACCAGCCTCCCGTCACCCATGATGTAGCCGCGCGGCACCGAGACCGTGGCGGGCTTCGACACCTTCGGCAGGTCGGGCAGCGTGTCGGCCTCGGGCATCGGCGTTGCGCTGTGGCCGGGACCGAAGAACGCGACCACACGCACCGGCGTCATCTCGAGCACCGGGCAGCCACCGTGGTGGCCGAGGCGCGGGTGACGCGTACAGAAATAGCACTCGGCGGGGTTCATGGCTTCGCCTCGAGCTCTGCCATGCGCCGCTGCACCTCGCGCGTGACCGCGGGCTCGGCGCGCGCCATGCGCTCGTTGACCGTACGCTCGGGACTCGCGCCCCCGCACAGACGCACAGCGACCACTCGTGCAGCTGCGTGCGCGCCCCTCGCGATCCACACACGCCTAAGCTTCGCCGCCCATTCGGTGGCCAGGCTATGCGTAGTCCACGCGCTATCGGTGCTCCACGCGATCTCGCTGGGATCGAGTCTGTACTCGACCAGATACACGAGGTTCACTCGTTCCCCCTCTCGCCGTCCAACTCGTCCAAGCGGGGCTGCGCGCGCCTCTGAACGATCTTGAGTGTCTCGAGCTCGTCGCACTTGCCCGCGAGTGGCCCGAGCACGGCGATGAGGGCGCGGACCGCGCGCCCATAGGCCCGCAGGAGGTCCGGGTCACCGGGGACGGTTTCAACGTTAATGCGATGTCGGGTCATGCCGCGTCCTCCTCGGGGTCGCGCAGTTGCTCGAAGTGCACCCCGAGCTCGGGGTCGATGAGGCCCTGCTCCTTGTGCAGGTGCTTCGCGCGGCTGCCGTCCCACACGGTCTGGCCGCAGGGGACGCTCTTGGCGATGCCACGTCCGGCGCTGCCGAACTCCTCCGTGACCGGGACGGTGCAGCGGTACAGCCGCTCGCCGAGCGCCTTGCTCTTCACGGGCTTGCCCGTCTTCACCGACAGCCTCAGGACGGGCGCCTCTCGGGCGGCCACGACCGGCGACGGCGCGGCGGGCGCAGGTTCCGCCTTCGGCGCGGCAGGCTTCGCGCGCAGCTTGCAGCCCGAGCGGTGCTGGCCCTTGTTGACGCACCCGCAGGGCCGCAGCCCGATCTTCGCGGGCGGCGCCTTCTTGGGCGCGACCTTCGCCGCCGCGGCCGCGATGGCGGCGCGCCGGTCGGGCACTGGCGGCGACGCCACCTTGGCGGGCGCAGGGCGCGCGGGCTTGCGCCTCTCCTTCGCTACCGCGATGGCCTTCTGCTCCTGCGGCGTGAGCTTCGGTTTCAGCAGCGCCGAGCCCGCCGGCGCGTACTGCTCAAGCACCGCGCGTGCCGTGCGCAGCTTCTCGAGCTTGTCCTCGGTCGTGTCGATCTCCAGGTCCAGCCAGCCCATCGCGTCGTCGAACTTCGTCATGCTCCCGTGCTCCTGTGCCCGTCCTGCTGAGGTTTCGAGACCACCTGCCCCTCGTCCTCGGGCGGATGGGACATGGCCATGTGATGACCGAGCGCGCTCGCGCCGCCGAAGCGTGCGCCGCACACGTGGCAGAACATCCGCGCCGGCGGGTCGCTCACCGGCCGCGCCGCGCTGTGCAGCAAGTGGGCGACCACCACCAGGACGATGCCGAGCAGGATCACCGCTTGCCCCCGCTGCCCTGGCACGCGCGCAGGCGACGGCCGCGAGCTCGCGCCGGGCACTCCTTCCCGCGCGTGAACGTGTCGCGCCACTTGTGCACGCAGCCCGCATTCACGCAGTTGGGGCACGGCACGATCGGGTCGCTTGGCTTCCAGGGCGTCTCGGAGCGAGGCTTCTTCCCGCCGCAGCACTCGCAGCGGGCGAAGTCGGGGCGCTTCCGGTAGTTCATGAGCGTCACCGGCTGGCTCACGCGGCCACCGCCTGGTGTGGCTCAACCTCGGTTGGAAATGCCAACTGCTCACCTCGCGCCCGTCTGTGCCTACGGCGCCTAGTCGCGATGATGCATCGTGACCCTGCCGCAATCTTAGAGGCGCCCCAGCGACGGAAGCGGGGGAGCGCCATCTGGCGCCAGGCGCGCACCGGCTTCACTACCGCGTCGCTCAGGAGAAACGTGGGGCAGTTCCGATGGTGCTCCATGTCCGTCTCGAGGCGGATGACGCGTCCCGTCTGTCGCAGGCGCTGCATGGCGCGCGCGGCTTGTCGGTAGGACCATCCGACTTCGAGGCGCAGCGCGTCCATCGTCGCCACTCCGCCGAGGTTGCGCAGGGTGTCAATCGCGAGCCAGTCCTGCGTGCTCTCGCCATCGAGCGACGCGCAGCGGTCGCAGCACCGCGCGCCCGCGCGCTTCGGAAGAGAGCAATCGCACTCGAGGCTTCGGCTCATGTGACCTCCTGCGCGGGAAGCACGACACCCCTGGCGCGTAGACGGTCCGCCCGGTGCTTCGAGTAGCCCTTGCACTTTCCCAGGCGCCTGTCGACCTGAGCCGCCGACTCGCACAGCCTCCACGCCCGGAGGAAGTCCTCATCGCTACAGTCGGCCGCGGGGCCCGGCTGGCGCTTCCTGGTGCCGCTCACCGCCTGCCTCCCAGGAACGTGATCGCCGCATCGAGGGCGTGGCAGAACCCATGCAGCCACGCCGGGACGGCGAGCAAGGCGAACAGCACCAGGAGCCTCCAGGGGGCGAGGTCCCACGACGCGGCCAGGGCGGTAGCGATTAGGGCGCAGACGAGGGCGGTGCGCATCTCCTCAGCGACCCCTCATGCTCGGGTCGCTGAGCTCCACGAACCTGCCGCACTCGCGGATGCGGTCGGCGACGCGCTCGCCGTAGCGCGCCTTGAAGTCGGTAGCGGTGAGGTTCGTCGTGATGACCGTCTTGAGTTGCTCGGCGTACCGGGTGTTGAACAGCCCGTCGAACAGCGCCGTGAATGAGCCCTTGGCGTCCGCGTACTCAAGCCCTAGGTCGTCGATGGCCAGCGTGGACGCGTACTCGATCTCAGCCATGCGCTCCTCGTCGTACCTGCTCGCTCGCTGGAGTTTGGTCACGTCGAGGAACATCGGGTTCTTGCGTTTACCCATGTCGGGCCTGCCCCTCAGCACTCCCTCCATGTAGAGTTCGTGGAGTGGGCTTGGCTTGGGGTCCTGAGCTACAACCCACGCAGCCGCCGTAGTCTTCCCGCACCCGCGCGTGCCCGATAGCACGAGCACCGAGGATTCAGACTCCCACCACCCCCTCGAGATACCCAGTGCGGACGTGTCCCGGAGCCCGCCGGCCAGCAGCGCATCAACGTCCTTGGCCGGGATGCCGCGCTGGACGAGGCGTAGCTTCCTCTCTGCGGACTCCCGCTTCTCCGCCATGACCGCTTCCTCCCTTTCCCGCGCCGCGACCCGCTCCGCGCGCTCACGCTCGGCCTGCGCGAATACAGGGTCATTGGCGAGGCGCTCCTGATGCTTGCGTTCCCGCTCTTCCATGCCCCGCTGCCAGCTGTCCATCAGGTCGGCCATAAACTTCGGCTCGCTCATAGCTTCACTTCTCCACCTGCGTACGTCTCGTTTCCGGTCACCGCCACATGCCCGACTCTCACGTCCCGAGTAGGGGAAGCGCGGGACCTGGCCTGGATGGTCAACTGGTCGAACTTGTCGCGCAGCTTCGCGCCGCTGAGCACGTTCGGCCTCCAGAACAGTTCGCTGCTCCGATGCGCGAAGTCGATCACGCACCGGAGCTGCTCCGGTGTCCGCTTGTCCACCCGGATGGCAAGGTCGATGTCCTTGGCCCATCCCTTGACCCCGTCCTTGGCGTCCGGACTGTGAGACCGGATGGCCTCGAGCAGGTAAGCGGCCACGTCACGAGCTTCCGTGGTCGGCTCGGGCGTGACGCGCGTGCGGGTAGCGCTGGACGCCTGGGTATCCGGATCCGGAGAAGATCCAGATCCAGAGAGACTCTTACTACGAGGAGGAGGATGGGTGGACCCACCCATGGCACTATCGGTGACGCCACCCATGGGGTCACCCATGGCCTCACCGATCGGAGTGGCCGGAATCACGATGGTTCCGAACGTCGACTCCCAGACCTGGACCACTGCGTCCTTCGGCTCTCGAGGGAGGGACTCCTGGAGAGAGGCCACGTGAGCGTACTTCAGAGGCGACTCGGGCAGCGACTTCCATCGCCGCCACCACGACCGGATCACCTGATGGTTGGGTCTGTGGCCGTAGCGCGGCACGTTGGGGACGCGGAGCACGCGGCTCGCCCGGTCGTACTGGGCGAAGTCGGCCGGCAGTTGTGCCCAGAGTTCTGCGAGCCGCTCGGGCGTGACCTCGATCTCCTCGGCGATCGCCGCCCAGCCGAGCACACAGCATCCCGGAAGCCCGGCGTTGTGGCGCCCGGTGACCAGGAAGACCCCGAGCACCTTCACCTCGGCAGCCTTGCCGCGGAACGCGTCCCAGAAGCGAGGGACGATAACGCCGGTGTGCTCGAACTCGTCGCTCAAAACGGCACATCCTCACCGGTTTCGCACCACACACTGGGGTCACCCCAACCGCGGCCGATGTCGCGCAGGTTCGTGGCGATCTTGTCGAGCCACTCCCAGCGCTCATCGCGCAACTCGTGCTTCGTCTTGCGAGGGAGCACCCACAGGTTCCACGCGGCCTGGCCGCAGTAGTAGACACCGCCGGTGTCACCGCCCGTGAGTCGCGGCCTTTGCCTCAGCGCCTGCGCGATGCCATGGGACCATCTGGCCTTGTCGTAGCTATCCGAACAGACGACCGGGCTGTCAGTCGTGCCAACGTGGATGCTCATGGGCCCAACCTCAGCCGGCGCCGCAGTTGCTCGCGCCGGTCCCGCTCGTCCAGGCCGGCGCCGAACGCCATGCCTTCCATCTGCGCCCTGTACTGCATGGAGCTCTCGATCCACTGGCGCCGCTGGTCCATGACGACGCGGGCGAGCCACCAAGCGAAGTCGAGGCCGATGGCGGCGACCATGCACCAGAGCAGGTCGGTCACGGCGTCACCCGGCGGAAGCTGATCGCCCACACCCACGGGTTCGACGACCAGGGCGCGCGGTCCTCGTTGATGTCGTTCCACAGACGGCGGAACAGGTCGCGCGCAGGCTTGTAGTGCGCTGGGTTAGCGCCCGCTGGCAGCATGCCCTCCGCCCGTGCGTCCCTCTCGCTGATGTCCTGCAGCCGCTGGACCCGGACATCCTCAATCTCCAGGGTGATGCGCGAGGCCCAGCGGGGCATGAAGATCGAGGGCCGCCATGGCTGCTTGGGGGTACGCAGGATAGTCTTGCCCTCGACGATGACTGGCACTTGGCCGCAGTGGTCAGTGTCGGCTCGGTACCCAAGACCGGCCGGCATCTCGCCGCGCGCCTCGAACATCTGCCACGTCTCTCTTACCCAGAGGAGATCGCCCCGTCGCAGATGGCTCGTATCGAGGCCTGCGCCACACCGAGAGCACGGGCGGCATGGCTCTGGCTGCACAAACCATGCGTCACCGCCCAGCGAATGTGTTCCCTCTCCACGTCCGTGAACTTCGAGGAGTGATGCCTCTCGCCCATGGCCACTCGCCCGTGCATTCTCCGGTCCTGCCAGTTCTCGACCTGCGTTCCCCACGCCAGGTTCTCCGGCGCACAGTTGCCCGCGTCGCCGTCGAGGTGGCGCACTTGCATCGACGGCGACGGCTGCGGCCCGTGGAAAGCCAAGCAGACCAGCTTGTGCACAGTCTTCGTGACCTTCCGGTTCTCGTGGCAGAGCGTCACAGTCTTGTATGCCTGCTTCGATCCGCGATTCTTTGGCAGTCGCGCCTTCATCGGGGACCAGTCCACCCGCTCTTTGCGACCGAACCCGGCGTACCGCGTCCGGCTGTAGATCTGTCCGTCCGAACCCGCCATGTAATCGTCGTTCGGCGAGACCGGGATGGTCCTCAGCGTCACGCCACTCGGTAGTGTTGTCATGTCCACATCCGTAGCAAGTGAGTCTGCCACCGGGCGCTCCGTAGGGGCACCACTCGGCGATGCACTTCCGCGGGGCGTCGTCGCTCCACCATTCGGTCTTCCAGTGCCAGCCGTTCCCGCCCTGAAAAACCATCTCGTTGATACGTCGGTCCGGCTGCGGAGTCATCACCCGACGTGTCTGGCTCTTGGTCCCGGCGAGTAGGGCCCTGACCATCGGCGACGAAAACAAAATCTGACGCTCACGCATCACGCTGCCTCCTGGTCGCTGCGGGCCCTGATCTGGCCCAGCCTGCCGGCGTAGTAGTGGTCCCAGAACATCGCCCTCGCGTCCTCACGGCACCACTCGCGCCATGCGGTGAGCGTCCCGAACTCGCGGATCACGTCCCGGTGCCCACGCCGGAGTGCCTTGGACGCCTCGTAGCGCGGCGAGTTCGCCCTCCGCCACTCGCGGTTCCCCGCCGCCTGGCACGGCCTGCAGTAGGCATGGTAGCGCTCCGCCGATGGCGTCCACCGGAAGGACCCGGGCGCCTTGTACTCGCGGCACTTCGAGCAGCGGAAATGCCCATTCTCGCCCACCCGCGAATCGACCGCCCGCTGGGTCCGCCCGGTGCGGTGGCGCCAAGTCTTCACGCTTGCGTTGCGGCATGGGCCGCAACGATCCACCCGGCCGTCCCGCCGGGAGCGGTCACGATTGAAGGATTCCAGGGGCAGCACGGTGCCGCACCCGAGGCACGGCTTCGTGGACGGCGCGGCTTGGCGAAGCGCGACCATGGGCTACGCGGACTCCGGCTTCGGCGCCCAACGGCCACGCCGGTCCACGCATCGCGTGCACGCCGGCGGGCACCTCATCAGGCTGTGGCGTGCCTGGATCGCCTCACGGCCACAGCACGTCGCGCGCGCCGCGTACCTGGCTCGCCCGTAGTGGTCGGCCGTGGCCTCACGCAGGATGGCCCAGCAGCCGTACGTTTCACCCTTAGTGAGCTTACCCGCCTTGCGCCCCCTCATCGCCCTGCCCGCCTCTCGCGCCGCAGGTCCTCGGCATCAGCAGCCTTGAGCAGCCCCGCCTCGTTTTCGAGCAACTCGGCCAGTGCCCTGCGGCTCATCCCGCTGGCTGCGTAGAGCCCTCGGAGCTCCGCCCTCACTCGCGCGCGCACGAGGCGGTCAGCCGACGCCTCTGCGATGAGAGACTCGACCTCGGCAGGGAGCGCGCGCCCGGTTGGAGGGCTTGGGGTAGCGGTGACGGTCACCTCTCGGAAGTACCGCTCACGCTTCTCGGGTGGCTTGCGGCGGGTCAACGCGCGCCGCCCTTCAAGGCCTCGCCCACGACGCAGTCGTCGCCGTGCGAGTCCGGGTGCCATCCGAAGCAGCCGCTGCAGTGGCCGAGCCCGCTCACCAGCGGCTTCGGCGGCCGCTGGCCCATCGACAGCCTCGCGGCCCGCTCCCATCGGGCCACGCGAGCGCGCAGCGCCCCCACCTCGGCGAGCAGAGCCTCGCCGGCATCGGAGGCGAGGGCGCGCTCGAAGCGCTCGACGTTCTCCAAGTGCGCGAGCGAGTCGCGGGCGTTCACGCGGTCGAGCAGCTCAAGCAGACCCCGCTGTAGGTCCCGCCCCAGGTAGATGTCGAGGCAGTGCTCGACGCCGGCGCGCAGTTCCTCGGCCTCGCCGCCATGGGTCGTGCCGTGGACCGGGCACTTGGCCTGCGACGCCTGCAGGTCGAGCCGGAGGGACGCCACCTCCAACCGGGCGGCGTCGAGTGCGGCGTGTGCGGCGTCCCGCTCGGCTTCGAGGCGTTCATTGTCGCCCTCCACCACGCGAACGCGGGCCAGGGCGGCGTCGCGCTCGGTGACCGCAGGATGCACGATGGCGGTGTGCCCGATCGTGTCGTCGAGCATGGCGGCGATGGCGGGCAGGGTGTCGCGTGCCCGGCGGCCATACTCGGAGTCGAGATGGCTGGCGAGTTGCAGGGTCTCGCGCACGCCATGGAAGAGCGCGCTGTGCAGCGCCATCTCCGCCGCCACGTGCTTCGGCTCGACGCCACCCGGGTCACCACCGATGAGCAGACCGCTCGC